ATCGTACAATGCCTCGTTGTAGTAAGCCGCTGCTTTTTCCGTAGTCAAATTATAGTTTGAGCTGGTAAGAACACTCGTATCTCCGTAATCAAAGCTAGTGGAGAGAATGATCTCAGTGTCTCCTTCTGACCTCAGGTAAGTTGAGATATCGTAGAATATCTTTCTTTGTTCTGGGTCACCCATGTAGTAGTACGGTGTCTGGAACGTACTGAATATGTCAGTACCACCAAAGCTGTTACCTTGCTCTTGTCTGTAAACTTTACCGTCAGACTCACCGTGAACAACGTACTCGTACTGACCAATGTACCCACTGTCTGCACAAGTAGGTTCGATACCTAGAAGCTGACCAAACTCAAAGCCAAGACCACCCTGTTGGTTTTCCCTGAAACCACCAATAATCCCTTGTGATTCTGCAGAAGCAAAGAAGAAACGTACCTGTGACTTCTGCCTAACAATGACTGTAGATAGACCGTCTAAATCAATATCAAAAACAATGTTAGTAAAGATTGACTGAATGTTCTTGGTCATAGACTCAAGGTTTACGTCACCAATCTTGTTGGTACCTGAGATGGGTCTTAGACCATCCTGAGAAAGGAACAGCAGGTCACCAGCTAGTTCAACAACACTATCTGTAGCCAAGCAGCCCAAGTCATCTGTAACATTCTGGACAACAAAGTCAGATATGTTGTTACCTACTAACCTTCTGATGTTAGTTGTACCGAAAATGTACAGCTGATCTCTAAAAGGTTTGATGGCTACAATAGGGAAGCCTACGTTAATAACACCTGCACCATCTGCAGGATCAAAGCTTGTCTCATCAAGGGGAGCACTAAAGTAAAGGTTGTACGGCTCCGAGGAGTCACCTGAGAGAAAGACATGTCTCTTAAATACGGTAGAGTAAGAAGGTGCAGAAGGTGCCTGAGCGTGAGTAATCTGGGTGTATGTTGTTCCATCATACGTAGCTGCTGGGTTAACACCGTCAGTCAGCAGTAGCTTCTCACCTGACCAGTTGTACTTAGTAAACCTTACCTTCTTTACACCTACCATAGTAGGAGAACCAGAAGTAGTAACAGCTACCCAGTCTTCAGAGGTATTGTCCCAGTAGTGCAGGTAGTCATTGCCAGAAGAAGGCTTTCTAGCTGCAACGATACCATTGTTGATACCGTCTGATACTGCTACACCTAAGACGCCTCCTGTTCCTGGTACAGTTCCGTAGTCGTGGCTGTAGCCGCTGATACGTCTGTAACCACCAGTAATAGCTGGCTCGTAGTTGATCAGATTGATAGCTGATCCTGGTTGCCTCTCACCCTGTGACAAAACGTCTCTGTTGGTGTTAAGACCGCCCTCAGCAAATACTTTAAAGGAGCCTAAATTGTCTGGCATTACGTCACCCTTCCGAGGGTTACACTAGAGCCAGAGCTTCCTGAAAGAACAGTAGAACGAACTTGAAGGGGTTCATCAATAAGAACCCTACGCATTGTCTTAATGCCTTCTTCAAAGTTTTGTTGGTGGATTGATGCGCTCTGCTCGTTTGACCTAAAGCGCATCATGTACATCATCGCACCATCAACGACTACACTCTTAAACCTGTTTGGAATTATAACTACATCATCGTAGTTCGTCAGATCATTCGGGAAGGACCAATACGAGTACTCTACTTCGTATGCTGAATCAGGAAGAGGAGTCACACCAAACTTTTCTTCATTTGTTTGGTACACAAAATTAGGTGCTGAAACACCAGATGCGCTTGCTGAGTCATCCGAGACACGGTACTTTTGGATGTACTCATCGTAAGCGATAGCTGGTAGGAAGCTAGGGGAGTTTCCTAAGGAAGAAGACTTCTTAAGGAAGAACGTTTCCCAGTCCACACTAGAATAGTCAGAAGGAAAACTGTAAGTGCTTACACCAGCAGTCAAAGGCTGTGTGTAAGTAGTACGCAGAAAAGGCCACTCTTGGCCTGTCTGAAGGATAGACCGGATAGAGTTGTTAATAGAATCCTTGGCAAGAGCCTGTACGTTACGAACAGAATCAAAGCCATCGCCCTCAGTATCCAAGGTGACTTCGTTAAGTCTGCGGAGTAGTTCGTTAACTAATGAAACGTAGGTTGCCATCTTTGTATCCTAAAAATAGGTAAGCTGAAGGGCCAGCCCCTTGACGAGACCAGCCCAACAGATTAGGTAGGTTTAGGCTAGGTTATATCTAGCTGTAACCAGTGCTTCTGGGCGAAGGATCTTGCGCCCATATAGATGCATACCACGCACGATGTCAGCAAAGCTGTCTGGGTCACGGTATGTTTCTGTTTTGTTGATCTGCTCAGCAGTAGCAACTGCAGAGTCATGACCAGCTACGATAGCACCAAAGTTATCGGACTGTGCTGCTGTGCCTGTTGTATCTGCACCAGTACCGATAGAAGGCAAGTTGTTAGATACGTAGACACGGAAGCCATTCCAGTTGTTGATAACCAGACCGTTACGAAGGGCACCTGAATCACCGAAGTCAGAATTCAAGAAACGTGAATCTTCGTCCATCAAGATTTCCATCATGATCGGGTCAATTACGACCCATCTACCGTCTTTATCAACAGACTTTTGGTCAAGCAAACGACCCATACGTGCAATCAACATTGTTGGTGATACGTATGCTGTTGGAAGTGCTGTTGCACCTGGAAGACGAGCAGCAACTGGGATAGAGTCACCAGCTACACCAGCAGTTGTGATATTGCCGAAGTCTGGGCGTGACAGTTTATTAACAGCCAAGAGTTCGTCAGTACCAGCAGTTGTGTCTGCTTTGGTGCCGTTTACAGTGTCATTCACTGTGTCTGCGTTACCATGTAGAGCAGACTGTTTGTAGCCTGACAAGTAACCCAGAACTTCTTGGTCATGCTGGTCAGCCAAGCGGAAAGCCGCACGGTTGGTAGCAAGATCAATAAAATTCACATGTGAATGAGCTTCTTCGATATCGTCCATCTTAAAAGCAAAATAGTTAGCTTTATCAACGACTAAAGAGAAGTCAGCATCTGTAAGATCTTGTGCAGCAATGGTTGTACCACGTGCATAAGCAGATACGCTCACCTCTGGCTCTTTAATAATTTTGACGGTATCGCCTTGGTTTGCAATCTCACCAAAATAATCACTATTGGTGATATCACCTACAACTGTGCTCTTTCTGAACGCCAGCTGAGTTTTCTTAGAATAAATGACACTTGAAAAGTTGCCATTGGGGAGGTTGGTGTAACCCCCTGCGGATGCGAAAGCCATGTGAAATCCTCCATGATGTTGGCTTTTTGAATAAAAGCTAAACACCTTAAAGAGGCTGTTACTTTTCTAGGGTGCAGAAGATACTCAGTTGGCCAACCGAATATCTACTGGGCCTATACTTGAACAGGTGGTTCTTTATAGTTTAGACTTTTTAAAGGGAAAAGTATCAATAGAGGTAGTCCACGAGGGAGGCTCTATACAAGATACGAGTAGTTATAGTTAAGACACGGCCAGTGTCAACTATTTATCTGGCACCGCCAGACATATCGTAGACGAATTTACCTTTTCTCATTGCTTCAGTAATTTCGTCCTGACGATCCTCAAACTCTTTTGTTGACATCTTGGCTACATCAGACTCTTTAATCTGTCCTTGCAACCCTTTTGCATCAATAGAGGTTCGAGTTCCTTTGGTAACAGTAGAAGCAGCAGCCTTCTTAGATTGTCTCTTGGCTGCTGGTGTCATACCGTTATCAACTTTGTAAAGATCAATAACACGAATTACAGACGCAGGGTCATCCATGTTCTCATACAGAGCATCTTTAACCCACTTAGGCTGTTCGTCAGCCCAATCGTGGAAGCTCTCTGAGGATCTTAATTCATCGAAGTCATCATGTGTCTTACGGATCTGGTTCTCAGCTTTTATCCGTAGAGCTTCATTATGAGCATCATCTAATTCTGTTAAACGTGACTCAGCTTTACTAAATAGTTCTTTAGCTTTCTTAGCTGCGATTGTTTCTACAATACCTGCTACGTCTGGGTATTGTTTAGCCCAAGCCTCAATGTCTTCATCAGACTTAGGAGGAACAATACTAGCACGTTTAGTCTTAGTACTTAGAGCTTCTAACTTATCGTTGAACTCTTTCTCTTTCTCCTGCATGTGCCTGCGCAAGTCACCGTAACGCTTCTTAAAGGATTTCTCCTCAGCACTCAGGTTAGAGTCATCTTCTTGTGTTTCAGATGCCTCTTGGGTTTCTTCTTGTTGGGTATCGTCAAAGGCCTGTACCGAGGTGTCCTCAGTGCTTTCGCCACCGGATTCACTTTCAGTAACTTCTTCACCACGGGCCTCTGCCTCAAGACGAGCAATCTCTGCCTCTTCTTGTTCTAGTCTCTTTTGTTTACGGGAGTAGTTGGAACCCCTCTGTACAAAACCTGCAGATTTAGGTGATTCCATTGTTGTCATGTTAGCCATAGTTTTTCCTTATGTTGGGGCCAGCAGTATTGCTGGGTAGCCTTATTATTTTATGGTAGTTATTTCTTCTTTTTCTTTGGGGCCATTAGGCCACCTTTGTTCTGGGCCACACCTGCTGCTTCAAACTGAGCATCAATTTGGTCAAATACATCATCGTCAGTGGCATCGTAGTCAGTGGTGTCTTCATCAAATACGTATCTGTCGCCAGCACCTGAGCCATCTCTTGCCTCAACACCTTCTCCTGCAAAGACGAATGGACCATCATCATCACCTGTGGCTCCACCACCAGCTTGAATGGCAGCTGTCTCATCAGCTGTTTGTTTAGCAAACGTACTCTTACGTTCTTTAATTCCTAAGTTATGTTTTAATTGCTCAGGAGTGTAAGTAATCCTATTTGTCTGAGGATCTCTGGTATATTTCATACCCATCCTATCTAAAACAGCCGTAGAATTCTCATTGCTAACACCTCTAAGGTCATCAAGGAAATCTACAATGGCTGGCTGGTCAGCCATGAAACTTTTTATCATACCGTCAATAGATTTAGCCTGTTCGTCCATTCCTTGAGCACGAGCAATTTCTGCTGCAGCCCTAAGGTTAGACACTTGACTTAAGGCCTGAAGACCTAGACCTGCCCCCACTATTGCAGTAGCTAATGGCCCACCGATGGCTGAGAGACCTTGGAGTACACTTCTTGTACCTTTGCCCATCTGCCCTTTAATAACACTGTTTGCGTAAGCCACTGGGTCAGACCAATCTACCCCTAGACCCCAGTCTTTAGGGTCTTCACCCTTAACTGGATCAGGGAAGTCTGGCTTATCATCCTTGTTGCTTGCTTGAGCTTGAGACTTAGCTTTCTTTAAGGCAGAAGAGCCTTGTTCATAATAAGGAGGTTGAGTAAACTTTTCCATTGCTGGGTTCTTAAGCTTACCATCAACAAACTCTACAATCTGTGTACTTCCATCTGCAGAGTTAACAAATGTTTTAAAGGTTGTTATACTGTCTTGTTGTGCCTGTTGCCCCTGATTGTTAAAGGTAGAACCACCTACTACAGCAAAGGCTGAAGGATCAAAAGTAGAAGAGGGGGCAGTTAGACCAGCCTGATTAAACCCTTGCATCATACCGCCTTGATTGGCTTGTACTGGTGCAGGAGCTTGACCCATGTTCTGTTGTATCTGTTGAGGAGATAACGGTTCTCCACCTATTCTACCATTTTGCTCCATACCCTGCAAGCCTGACTTTGCTTTGCTACGAAGATCCTCAAAGAAGTTCACTCCATAGAAACGAAGAACATCAGCAGGGACTACGTACTCCCCTTCAGACAACATAGCAGGAATATCATCCCTAACTTCCTTAGCCATAGAACCAGGAGGGATCTCATTACCGGAAACAGGATCTCTCCTCATACCATCGTCTTTGATCCCACCTTCTTTCATGAAGGCCATTTCCATTTGATTCTTCATTACTTCTCCGCCTTCTGCATACCCTGTGGTAGGTAATTTATGTACAGTAACGCCAGCTGCACCTAACTTATTATTAACTACATCAAAACTTTCACCTAGTGTTTCCTGTAGGTATTCTTTTAGTTCTGCTTGTGTAAAACCTTTTTGATACGTGTCTTTAGATGTAATTATAGACATTGGCTCTGGGCCAGGTTTACCCTTAGCAGCCATCACATCTCTGCCTCTAGTAGTAATAATAGCTCTACCGTTAGGTTCTAAAATACGACCTATATCTTTTACTATGGTATCCCTTACGTCTTTTGGTACTACGTTAAGAACGTTAAGGTTAGTTATCTTTTTATACGAGTTTGAAGGTATTTCAGAGGGATCATTAAAGTCTGGTTTAAAATCTTCTTTAGGGAAAGGTTCGTAGGTATCAAAACCCAATTCTTTCTTAGACAGTCCTAGTCCCGCCCCGAAGTCTAGTGTCTTACCCTCACCAGATAACTCTGTAAGAAGAGTGTCTGCTTTTTTATAGGTAGGTAAGGTACCAGCTATCTGTGTACGTGCAGCATTTTCTGCAGGAGGTAAGTCTGCTGATTTAAAGGAACTTATTTCTTGACGTTCTGGACGAAATGCTAAAGCTTGAGGTTGCTGAAACATTTCATTGATACCCTCCGCACGTCTTAGTTCTTCTATCTTAGGGGCGTACTCCTGTGTAATAGACCTACCCTTCTCAAAATCACGGCCCACCCCTCTAAGCACCTTAGACTGCTCTTCTCTTAGTTTACCTAAAGGAGAAGTAGTTGGATCAGGAAAACCTCTAATAATCAAACCGTCATACCCTAGTTCTTCTAATTTATCTACTACCTGTGGACCTGTAGAATCATCTAAAGTATCTATATCTTTTAATAGCTTATTAAAACTACCCACTGTATCAGGCGTAAGAACAAAAGCTTTATCAAAACTTGCGTCTACATCAACAACATCATCGTAGTTAAAAGGTATTACTTGACTATCTCCTAAAAAAGCAGGATTGTCAGGGTCTTCCATGTATAAAGGTTTATCACCAAAAACACCGCCATCTGAATCGTATCTATCACCTTTGTATTGAGCCTGTGGTACAAACTCCGTTGGTTTATTTCCTCTATAGCCATGCTGTAGTCGTATAGTACCGCTAAACTCTTCTGGCTTATTCTTTGGTACACCTAAGGCGTTGCTTTCTGCTTCTGCTACATCATCTTGTTTAGGCTTTAATCTAACATTACCAAGACCAGAACCCATAGCATTAGGGTCAACCTCTACACGCTTAGCTACGTCAAATACTTCTTTAGCGCCTTTCTTAATGGCTTTAGCAGCAGCGTCACCTATACCAGGAACAAGACCTACAAGAGCCGCACCGCCCAGAGCACCCGCTAGGTAATAATTAGGTTCATCCTTTTGTAGTTCATCATAGACTTCTTTAGCAGCCAGAGCGTCACCAATGATAGGTGTCATTTCAGCAACAAAAGTAGCAGCATCTCTAAAGGATACCTCTGGGGTATCTACTGCGAGTTTCTTTCCCTCTGCAGCCCAGCCTAATGCTTCCTCAGTTTGAGTATTTAAGTCAGCCATTTACTTTTTCCCTGAGATACTTAAAGTTATTTAAGCAAGCTGCCTGACCTTGTAGTCTATACAGATCATCTGAGGATTGGGCCTGTTCCATCTGTCGGTGAACTTCGTGTAGTCTGGAATTAATCTCTGCAAGAAATGACTCCCAGAGATCTTTGTTGTTTACTAAAGGTTTTAGATTATCCATTACTGCGCTGGGCCTTGTCCTGTATTAGCTGAGAAACCAGGCTCACCAGGCGTAGGAGCCGTTCCTGTGCCCATTTGCCCTCCACCGGACCCTTGGGTGTCCTGAACCTGAACCCCTGCTGGAGCGCCCTGTGGGCCTGCCTGAGGAGGTGCTGGGGGTGGTGGGTTCTCTGCTTGGAACTTCTTGAGGATCTCAGCCTGAATTGCTGCATCTGTCATAGAGTTTGCTACCTTGTCAGGATCAAGATCCATAGAGCTTGCAATCTCACGGATAATATAATCCATTTTAGCAAAAGGTGCAAGTGCTGGGTTCTGTACAACACCCAAGAACTGCATCAGTCTCTGGCTACGTACTTCGTTAGCCATCAGGGACTGAGTACCCTCAGCCTTAACCTCAAGGTCACCCTTGATCTCAGGATCAAAGTCAAACTGCATATTGAAGCTAAAGAAGGCTTTGCCTAGAGGTGACAGCAGATAGTCATCAATGTTCTTGACTACTGTACGGATAGATCCGTTAGCAGCAGACATAAGCATAGAGATACCAGAGGCTGTACGACCCACACCACTGACGCCTGTCTGACCGTGTGCAAAAGATGGGAAGCCTGTAGACTCGTCTGCTAGTACACGAGCCTTGTCAAACATCTGCATGTTCTCGTTAGACACGTTGGGGAACTTGGTGCCGAAGATGCTCTGTCCTGGTGCACCCCCTTGTCTTCTAAAGACTTTTCCTGGGTAGATAGACAAATCTTGGCCTGGTACAAGGTTAGTTTCGTCAATCTCAATAATGAGGTTACCGGATAGTGCAGCATTGTCAACCGACATCCTCATGAAACCGTTCATAAGGGTCTGGGTATCGTCCATGTTCTCAGCGATACCAATACCAAAGAGGGAGTATGGGTTCACTTCAAAAGGAACTGCGTAGTAAGGAAGAATGGCAGGTGTGAAGGGGTTCATCACAAGACGTAGTACTTGATTGTTACATACCCAAATGTTTACTGCGAGTTGTTCTTGATCCTTCAACTCTTTTGGGATGTCAATGTCATGCTCTTCCAGAATAGTTGTATCGACATAACCCCAGAACTCAAGAACATTAAATCTTTCTGATTTGCTGTCTTGATCTGCATCTTCCATGACTTGTTCCCACCACTCTTTGGTGTAGGACTCACCCATGTCGATGGCTGTATCAATGGCGTTAGAACGGAAGAAAGGTCTTCTCTTTAGTCCTCTCATCTGAGAACGAGACATCTTGTGGCGTTCAATGACATACTCAGCTTCATCCATGTTGTTAGCATCTGGGTCAGGGTAGAAGTTCCAGATAGAAACAGAGGATGTCTGAGGAATGGTCTTAAAGACTGGATCGTATGTCCCGTCTTCATTCCAGTTTGGATATTCTTTATCAAGGGCAAATGGACCCTTCATAACACCAGTTCCAAACAAAGCACACTCAAAGGCTGTAGTACGTAATTGTTTCTTGGCGTTAGACTCTTCTAGCTGATCATGGATCTTCTTTTCCATTTTCTTAGATGCTACAAGGGCTGGATGGAATGTAACCTGAGATGGGGTTGTACCTGGGCCATCCTTAAGGTCATCCATGACCGGAGCAAGCTTAGCCTTCATACCACCCAGACGTTCACGTAGATCAATGACAGTCTCACCTGGTTTAAGCTTTGTGTCTTCAGGGGTAAGTTCTGGACCAGTGCCTGTAGCTTCTTTGATCTGAGGGTTGGTCTCAAAGTGTACTGACTCAGCTACACCATCAGGAAGTGTAGTTGGGTTAATAGAAATAGGGAATTTGTGAGACCCAAAGAGAACGTCTACAATCTGCCCGTAAGCAGCAAGAACCTTTGTCTTGGTTACCTTAACAAAGATTTTACTCTTCTCAGTAGAAGTAAACTGTACATCTGGTCCGTAGATACCACGATAGTTCTGGTATCCTTTAATCCATCTCTGTTCATCAGAGTACCTAGCTTTCTCAGCTTTAGAAAACCGTTCCTGAACAAAACCAGTAATTGTACCTACGGTAAGGTCTTCCTCACCAGCTTTAGAATCTTCAGCATAGGACGAAGACTCTTCATCAATGTAAAGCTCGTCTGATTCGTAGATGTCATCTTCTTCCATAGGTTATTCCTTAATATCCAAAAGTAGGATCAGAGGCTTGAAAGCCTGTTCGTTGTGATGCTGGGTCAAAGTCAAAGACGTTACTTCTTGGTCTAGTTTGCACACCGTATCTCAGGGCATCATACAAGTGATCTTCTGAGTGTGTGTCTACGTCTTCAGGGTTCTTCTTATCCAAGGGAATTGATGGTAACTGAGAAATAATATGCTTACAATTATCAAATATAACAAGTCTTGGTTCTTCTGTAAAGTCATCAATCTGCAAACGTCTGTGGATTTCGTTCTTACCTGCTACACGAGATCCTCTGGATCTGTCTGCTGGTCTCCAACGGCAACCCTTAGTAATCATTTGCTCTGCTAGACTGGGGCCAGTGTCCCCTCTATTATGCCAGAGGGAGGAGTCAAGAACACCATAACGGATCTTTTCCCCTTCCTCTATCTCCAAGATCATGTCAGCCAAGTCTGTCGCAAGTATTTTAGATACATATAGCTCTCTGTAGACAACTAGCTGTTCCGAACCTGGAACCACTGCAAACCATAAGACACCCGTGTAAGAGCTGTAGCCATAGTCACATGCTCTGAAACGAACCCAACTAGCTGGGATGTCATAAGGCTCTGATACATGAACCCTACGGTTGAACTCAGGAAAGGCTGCACCTTCGTTAATGTCCCAATCACCTTCGAGCAACTGTCTTCTTTGGTGCTCAGGGAGGGATAAAAGGTTTGCCTCATACATACCGTCTTCTGAGAGGTACGGGTTATCAAAGAGGGTAGCTGGAATAAACTTACGTCTGAAGAGTGGTTCACCTTCTCTACTGTGGCCACTGGGCCAACAGATAGTCTCACCATTCTCATCTGTAGCCCAGAACGGATTATTTGGTGTACCTGGATCAATGAAGTGCTTTTTAACCCATTGGTGACCTGGGCCACCTGGGTTTGACGTTGCTCTCATGTAGAGAGGTAAGCCACTTGCCTTTGTTGCACGAAGCCGTGAGCGCATATAATTCCACGCATAGGGGCTAGGCCATTGAGTTAATTCATCAAAACCAATCCAGTTAAAGGCCTGACCTTGATATCGCATAACGTCATCGTCCCTGTCAAGGTACGACATCCAGAGTGTAGCTCCGTTAGGGGCAACCCAAGTCTTATCTCTCTCCATGAACTTAATACCTGGGATAGCCCGTGGGTACAATTGCTTGGATACTGAGATAAGTTCTCGTAGTTCCTCTGTACTTCTACGTACAATAAGCATTCTGGCGTGAGGGTTACTGAAGTATCTTACAGGATCAGCTATCAGACTGTAGCTCTTACCGCCACCAGCTGCACCACCGTAAAGCACCTCTTGCTCAGTAGCTGCCAAGAACTTAGTTTGAGGTCCAGGATTAGGTTCAAAGATAATATCTCTCTGAACTTCTTCGACTTCACTCTTCTGTGCTTCCAGTGTCTGACCAACCGTCACCAAAGATTCGTTTGGTACCTCTACCACCGAGTCTTTGCTTTTCGATTTTCTCCGCTTTCCTTGACGCTTCTTGGTACCTTTTGGCATACTTGCGGTAACTGGAAGAGGCACGTCTTCTTTTTTCTTCGATCCTGACACGTTTGTCTAACCCTACATGTGAGATATACCTGCCAGATTGATCACTCAGCCACTTGGCTACTTGCCTTAGACTGTAATCTTTCAGGAATAACTTTGCTTTTTCTAAAAGTTCTAATTCTTCTGGGATAGGTATTAGTAGGTCTATATCTTCTTCATCTTGTTTGTACCCAAAAGGTACATGTCTTCCTACCCTGATGATAGGATACCACTCACCGTTTTCTCCTCTGAGTGGTACCTGCCAGTCTACGTCAGTTGGGTAGGTATTCTTTGAAGCCCTAGCAGTCTTAACCTTAGGCATCTGAATCCTTAGAAGGTAAAATAAAGAGAGGCTCTGTTGACTTAACCTCTACCTTCTCTGTCTTAGTGAAACCTGCTCTATCTAAGATGTCTTTAGCAGCCATCATCTTCTCTTTGACACCCAGATCTGTAGGGTCAGCCATTACACTGAACATTGTGTAAGCAGCCTTTGTAGATGACTGAGCAATAAACTTCTTGGTCAGATCAGCAATCTCGTCAGTCAAAGAGTTGACAACACTTGTTGAAGACACAGCATCAGAGTAACCCGCAAGCTTCTTAGCTTTGATCGGATCACCCTTAGCTTCCTCAAACAGAACATTCAAAAATGTTTGCTGTTTCTCAGTTAGTGTTCTGCCCATATACTGTGCGCCTTATTTCAGTTCGTGAAATACCGATATCACGTAGCTCTTTGTTTGACATATTCTGGAGAATCCAGAAGTCTGCTCGTCTTTGTTGAGAGTCTTGAATTGATTTTAGTGCTGAACTTGCCCATACTTTAAACATATTAGTCTCCATTAGATTTTATCTGTGGTTTAAGCAACCACCGGAGACTAGTTATATAAGTTTAGTTATATCATACTACGTACAATATTGCAACCCCGTTACCCGACTGGGACAAAGGTCTCTGTTACAGTAAGAATAGTATCAATGTGACCTGCACTCGTTGGAGTTACTTGTATCTTGTCACCAGGTTGAAGTACTAAGTCAATATCAATAAAGGTAGTGTTATCGCCTGATCCAAGACTCTTACCTGCCAAGAAGTGTGACGTATAGTCATCTGCAGCTACGTACCACTCAACGTCTACAGAGTTAGTGCTACCACCACCGTTGACTACATGTACAAAGGTAAGCTCCGCTACACAGTTAGCTGGACACGTATATACTACCTCTGTAGTAGTGCCACTATTGTGACCATACACAGACCGCATACGTGAAGGTTTACCTTGATTGAATAAACTCATTACTTCTTCAATACCTTCTTGGCTGTCTTAACTACCCAAGCCTCATTGACCTCAGTAGTAGGATCATCAGCAATGAAATGACCATTCTCGTCACGTGCTCTTTCAAGAACAGGATCAGGAGTAGCCTTAGTCTTAGGTTTTGTTTTCTTCTTTGGTTTATCTTGACCTGCTAAGAAGTCTAGGACAGCAGCATCTTTAGTTTGCCACTCCCCATAGAGTTTCTCAGCTAAGACATCACCACGAGGGCTAACAACTTTATCACCTTCAAGTTTAAACATATTTAGTATCTATCCTATCTACGTGGATTATTTCTTCCACCACTTTTAGCGCCAGGGTTGCCGTTAATGACATTACCTTTTGAGTCGTACTCTTTACCTGTGATACCAGTCTTAAAGCGATTAAAGGCCATCTGACCACCAATAAGTGATACAGGAAGACCATTAGATTTACGTTCTGCACGAGACATATCACTCCACATTTGAAAAGTAATAGGTGCTACCTTCTTTTTAGCCATAGGTTTTTTACGAGCAGCGTTTGGTCCAGTATTCTTACGTGCTCTTTCTGCTAATTTAATTTCAGCATTTCTTTTTTTAACTTCAGCTGTTTCTGCATCAGTAGCGGCTGGAGTAGATCCCACATTATTAGGTCTCAGTCTAGGACGTAAAGACTTCGTAGGTGCCCCCCCTTTAGGTTTTGGATTTGGGCTTGAAGAGGACGCAGGTGCTCCTGAGTCTGCAATGTTTTTACCCTTTGCATTCGCCCAAGCAGTAAGTGCTGAACCTTTGAACTTACCTTTATTCTTTGTCTTCCAAGTATCTAACTGCTCTTTGGTGACAGCAAGTTTCTTTTTACCGTCCTTACCTGTGTAGTACATTGATCCCGCTTTTTTAGCAGCAGAGATAGATTTATAGTCTTTATACGAAGCCATTTTATTTAACCCTTATAAGAAGCGCCACATTTTGCCATGCCGCCTTTGCTGTAACCTGTTTTAGCCATACCACCTTTTTTGTAGCCCATTTTCTTAGCTACTTTAGGTGCTGCTTTCTTAAGGGCTTTCATACCCGCATTCATTGGTTTCTTGGTCATCATGATTTAATTCTCTTCTTTAATCTCAATATCTGTTGTGTCCCACGCTTGGCAAGACTTTTCTTGACTACATAAAAACTTGAACTTAGTGCAAGCACCCAGCCCAGCCTTCGCCTTTAAAGATTTAAGAGTACGAGCACGATTATCAAAATACTCACAATTACCACAGGTCTTAAGCTCAGCTATCTTAACAGGCTTATCCCACGCTTCTGCAAGCTCTTTGGCTGTTGCACCGTACATCCAATGCTTCTCAGCACGTTCTTTATTCTTTGGGTCTACCTCAGGTACTTCCCCAATCATTAAGCCAATGCTCATCATTTCTTAGTCCTATACTTAGCTGTCTTACTGGCAATCTTTTTAGGCTGTGCAACAAACTGCTTGCCTGCTTTAGTTCCTTTACGTTTGGCTGCACTTGTAGCTGCGTATTCTGCTGGAGATAAAGCAGCCCTAGCTTTCTTGGGGAGGTACCTTTCCCCAGTGGCTTTTGCACCTTGGGTAGAAGGTTTACCTGACTTGGTGCCCCACTTCTCTTTACCCCAGTTCTTCAAGCTTTTTTGAGACTTAGATAAGGTCATTTAACAACAATCACAACCACATTTACATCTGCGATTAAGAACTGCTTTAACTAATCTCTTTAGATAACCCATCATGACTTATAACCTCCGCCTTTGGCTTTGTATTGTTTTGCTACCATCTGAGCTTTACGTGCTGACCACTGCCCAGGTTTACCACCTTTGGAGCCTGCCTTAACACTGGCTACAAGGTTCTTACGCATTGTTGGTTTAGTGTAGTTACCTGCTGCATTAACAGTACCACCCTTTGACATACCTGTGCTGCTCTTCTTAGCCTTAGCTGCTTCGCCTTGTTTAACAGCATCAATACGTCTTGTGTACAACTTTCCAGTTTTGCCCCACCGGAACTTCTCTTTTCCTGTCTCAGGATCTTTTACCTTTTCTACTGGCATTATATCACCACTTTACCTTGTTAGCCCAGTAGGCAGCAGAGAGCTTACCCTTCTTGATGTTCTTACCGTGCCTAGCCTTAAAGGAAGCACGTTTCTTCTTCATGCGATCAGATTCACCCGCCTTGGGCTTACCTGCTGTGGATGCTCCCTGTTCACCGAATCGGATAAGCTTAATGGTTTCACCTTCTTTGGCAAGCACTGCGTGGGACTTCTTAGGGTGACTGGATGTACGCTTTGGTTTGTTGTAACCTGCAAACTTTTCACCTCTGTATTCGATAGCCATTCTTATTTCTTCCCAGCTTTCTTGTTACGAGGGAAACTTCTATTTGTGCTTGCAGGTTGTACACGTAGGTTAGACTTAGCATTATTAAGAGGATTGCGATTCTTGTGGTCAACGTCCTTGCCATCACCCTTTTTAACTTTACCAACCTTCTCTAGGCTACGTCTAGCCGCCTTACGAGAAGCATTAGCTGCTAAGTTAGACTTAGTGGACTTTAGTTGTAATGCACGTTCTCTTTTATAATCTCTAGTCATCACCATTTTCCTTGTTTTTTACCGAGGAAATAAATTCCAAAGCCAAGAATACCAATTCCTGATACCACCACCAGAATGCCCAAAGTCCACTCCATAATAGCCTGCTTGATCTCAGCCTTACGATACAGAGTTTTCTGACGATCCTTACGCACTTCAGCTTCAATCTTGAGTAGTTCTTCCCAAGCACTGTGACCATACCCAAATTGAATATACTGTTTAATCTCAGCACGTAAAGCCTCTGCTTGTTTCTTTTTGGCGAAGATGTCCATCGCACTAGGGCCACTATTGCCGAATAGTATAGCATACCAAGGTTGATCCTCAGCCCTCTTATGTGCAAAGTTAATATCAGAGATAGCTCCAGCAAACTTAGCTAAATCATTGGATATACCACCAATGTCCTTACCTAACTGGATACCCTTCTTTATAGCTGATACAGCAGTCTGTGCCGCAGCAAAAGCTGTAAAAGGATCAATCATTTGAACTTAACCTCTATGGGACATGAGTAGGTATGGCTTACTCTGTAGATCCTATTGTAGGATAAACCATTCTTAGGTAACCCACAGTCGTAGTAACAGTACTGAAATAACCTATTGCCACTGTCAGTCCATGCATGTCCAAATGATACAAAGACTAACGCACACAACAAATCTATTTCTCCATTGGACCTATAATAGAATTGTGATCACGGTTTATGTATTTAAGGTCATTCTCTATTAGGGCTACACGTTGCTGCAGAGCAGTAATACCAGAGATAGTTCTAGTCAGAGCATCTAGTTCTTCCCACAACTCTTCTATATCTGTCCAGACGTACTGGATCTCTACGCCATTACCTTCAACATCACGCTTAAGGTTAATGTTGTCCTCAATAGCCATACGTGAGCCAAGCTGACTTACTGTTTCTTCTAGGCTAGAGATGGTAGATGCCTGTTGGGAAACCCACCAGACACCTGCTGCAAGTTGAGCAGCCATAGCAATCACGAGGGCTACAGGAAGTTTTAGATTTTCCATTACCTATTCCTTAGTGACTGCTCTATATTATCTAATTTGTTGAAGATAGCCTTAATGGTATCTCTCATCTCTTTCATTTCTCTGTCGTGATGAACTTCATTGGCTTCATGCCTAGCTCTAAGAACAGCAATATCTGTCTCGTTCTTAACTGACTTGTTAAAAATAATCCAGACTGCTGCGATAATAGGTGCAATTAGCCATTGCATAACTATGTTTAACATTTCCAACATAGCTACATCAACTCAAAATGTGGACCGTCAATAAACGGTCTTCTGCCTTGGCTACGTCTTAAGTCTACGTATGCCATCATAGCATCCTCTGCTGTCCCAGGGTAAGTACGAATATCACCCTCTGACCAGGCTGCACCCCACTTGATTGCTACACCAAGTTCCTTAGCTGCCTCTTTCATTGCATCACAGAGATCATCATAGACATTCAGTTCCCAAACGCCCTTGCCATCCACATAGGCCATGAGGTCTACGGCTCTACCTTCCAGATGCTTGGACTTCATAGTCTGGGACTTGCCAGCAGCTACAAGCTTCTCTTGTTCCTCTACTGTCCTCAAACCATAAATTACTCCAAAGTCT